AGTGACTTCCCTCAGGCTCGTGGGTACGTTTGAATAACAAAATATATTGATGTCAGATTTCTTAGACATTTTCAACAGTACAGAGGATAGCTGCTCAACAGTGAGGTCATCAACAAGTATCTTAAACTCTTCAAGGCACTGTTTCACCTCGTGCTCTATCAAGGCGAAGTTTCTAGTGTTTGGTAGAAGGAGGCGCAATTCAGGATACTTGACCCAAGTAGCGAGTTCCTGAGGGTTGAACTTATAATCAACGACATCAAGGGACCTTTTGAGGGATACTCTCAGAGGCTTGGTCTTTTTCATGCTGACCTCAACCTTTGAGTCATCAAATTCTAAACGATCCAAGTACTTGTATAGTTTTATCGGCTCGCTGTGAAGGAAGTTGAATAAAAGCATTTCCAACTTGGGCACGTGCGAATCAACTTCCGATTTGACCTCAGACATTATATCAGCAGCCACCTCATTAAGCGAAGAAGAATCAACAGTTTCACCTAATTCAAAGAAAGCTATCACTTGCTTTATCTGCTTGTAAGTCATAACACCCCGACTGGTTTCTAAAACAAAAGAACTCCTAAAATAGTAAGATCTGGAGATTCTTCTTGTTAAGCTTTCATCTTGCAGTGAAGCAAGGAATATTTTGTCATCAAGCTTTTTTAGGAATCTGACTGAATTCATTGCCGAATTCCTGAAACTTACATTTACCAAGGGCCACGTTAAATCTTGATCAGACAACAGGCCAGTTGGGTCGAATTCTTCCTTTAGTGATTTCAGCCTGCTATGCATTTTAACATTTGGTGTTGCTTTGATTGTCTTAAGAAATCCATCCAGTGTTGAATTCTTCCCTGATAATGCTTCATTCAATATTATTAGCAGTTTATTCCTTTCTGGGTTCACCTTTTGATTGCTGTACATTATCCTAACCAGGTCTGCATCACTTCCGCAAACAATGACCATCAATGGGTGAGCATCAGGGATGCCAAGCATGCACGGGGGATAATTGTAAAGGAATTCATCTTTGGTAGACTGGAAGTAAAACCTTCTGATCAAATTCACCTGTATCTTGAAAGCAATATAACATTTACCGAATGTTGCCCCATTCATAAACAGCTCAACACATTTTGAATATGCTTCAGAGATATCTTGGCAATAACCTCCGTCACTAGGGTGAAAGTTGAACAACCCAGTAAATTTTGCTAAGAGACTCAAAAGGGTTCCACCAATGTACAATATGGACAGGAATTCATAATATGCTTTGCCACAGTTACTCTTTTTCATTGAAAGCATGTGGTTTGAGGATTTCAATAACGTCTGGTATATGAACAACCCCCTGGCCATATGTTCAGTGTCCCTGCAGACGGCCTTGCCAGCTGAGTCATCAGAGTGTGCAACCATCTGGAGATGGAATTCTGAATTGTAAGAAACAGATGTGGTTATCCTCAAGAGGTGGGATATGTACATTTGGTTGGCAACATGCATGAGTGATGAGAAGTAGTTGAATATACCCATCATCCAGCTGTATGACATGTTCATGTAATAGCCTTTTCTAACGGGATCCTCGATGAGCCACTCCATGTCAATATCTTTTATAGCCTTATTTGATTTTATCATTTCAATGATATGTGGCTTTGTGTAAAGCCTCTTCTCAGTCATCTTATAAAGGAAACTGTAGCAGTGCAGCAAGAAACCGTTAGGCAATATTTCTTTCATCCCGGATAGGAAAAGAACAAACTTATGGACGAGAGATCTTGGTGCCCATTTTCTGCAATCGAATACCAAATAAAAGTGCTCACCATTTGTCCTCTGACCTTCGAAGACTTTGCTATGTATTGTAGAAAGGCGCTTGTTGCTAGGTATTGATATCATCTCGTTGGGTATCATTTTGCAAATGTCACTACAAAACTTTTCAATTGGCTGCTGCTGTTTCTTCGTTGCTATGTCCATAACAAAAATTTCTCTTCTACCCCCTCTTTGCTTCTTATCAACAACATGAAAAATTGCATTGTCCAATGATGGGTCCTTTAAGATTTCTCTGTAACTTTCATTGAGTTTATCAATTACTTTCTTTTTTCTGTCCTGGGATTCTTCAGAGCAAATTATCTCAGCCAGCCTCCTGCCATAATCAGGGTTTCTTTCCAAGTAATCCTTGTATACAACATAATAACCTTTTGTTCCAAAAAATTCAGTCCCGTCCCCACGCAAACCTTTCGTATTGGCAAATTCGTCCCACGGCTCATTGAGTATCTTGTCCCATTTATTTTGCAGCATTGATTTACTATTATTGTTAGCCAAGTAGTCGGACATGAACTTTCCAATTGTTACACAAAATTTCGGATCGTATTTGAAATCGCTGGAATGCAGATTAACATAATATTCCTCAAAATTCGGGTATTCATCGATAGTTACATCCAACTTGCCGTCAAAAACGTCTGTGTCGAGATCTGTGAATACTTTATGTGTTTCAAGCATGTCCCTGAAATTTGCATATTGTTCCAAAACTTGAGTAGTGGGGGCCTTGGACATTAAGTAGGTGCTGTACACTGAATTTGCTAAATCG